TCAATGTTGATGAAGGTTTGGTTCCATTTGACATGTATGACTTTCAACGAGATATTATCAACAAAGTCCACAATAACAGATTTGTGATTGCCAAACTTCCTCGTCAGAGTGGTAAGTCAACAACAATCATTGCCTATCTTCTTCACTTCGTTCTATTCAACCCAAGTGTAAATGTTGCTATTCTCGCAAATAAACTTGCAACTGCAAGAGAACTTCTTGGTAGATTAAAACTGGCTTATGAGCATTTACCAAAATGGATGCAACAAGGAATCATGGAATGGAATAAAGGTTCTATTGAATTGGAAAACGGTTCAAAGATTCTGGCTTCTGCTACATCATCCAGTGCTGTTCGTGGTGGTTCGTTCAACATGATTTTCATGGACGAATTCGCCTATATTCCACAGGGTGTTGCTGAAGAATTCTTCAGTTCAGTTTATCCTACAATCTCGTCTGGTAAAACTACAAAGGTTCTCATTGTATCAACTCCCAAGGGATTGAACATGTACTACCGAATGTGGATGGATGCTGTGGAGGGAAGAAACACATATGTTCCCATTGAAGTTCATTGGTCTGATGTTCCCGGCAGAGATGCAAAATGGAAACAGCAAACGATTGCAAATACTAGCGAGGAGCAATTCCGAACAGAATTTGAATGTGACTTTATTGGTTCTACAAATACTCTAGTCTCTTCTTCTAAATTGAAATCTTTGGCTTATAAAACTCCCTGTCATAAAAACGATGAGGGGTTAAAAATATATGAAGAGCCAAAAAAAGATCACATATATTTTATTGGAGTAGATGTGGCAAGAGGAACGGGAAAAGATTATCATGCATTCTCTGTTATTGATATCACACGGGACGATGAACCATATAAGGTAGTGGCAACATTTAAAAATAACGAACTCTCTCCGATGGTTTTTCCTACAGTGGTGCATTCTCTCTGCAAACAATTCAATGATGCATATTGTATGGTAGAGATTAACGACATAGGAGGACAAGTGGCAGACATTCTTCATAATGAATTCGAATATGAACATATTCTCATGACTTCGGTTCGGGGAAGAAAAGGACAAACTCTTGATGGTGGTTTTGGTCAGGGTGGAAGTCAATTGGGGATTCGAACAACTATGGCGACAAAAAGAGTCGGATGTTCTAACCTCAAAAACTTGATAGAGGAAGATAAACTTTTAATTGAAGATTTTGATATCATCGATGAGTTGATTTCATTTATTTCCAAAAGACAATCATTTGAAGCAGATGATGGACACAACGACGACTTGGTTATGTCCCTTGTTCTTTTTGCGTGGTGTACTACTCAACAATACTTTAAAGATTTGTTGAACATGGATGTTCGAAAAGCCATGTATAAAGAAAAACTAGAACAAATTGAAGAAGAAATGACTCCATTCGGTTTTATAGATACTGGTATGGGAGAAGAATACGAAAAAGATTCTGACGGGACTTTGTGGAAAAATGTTGAGAATGACGACTCTGGCGGATTCTTTAGTTGGTAATGAAATACTAAATTCGTATACATAATTGAGAATATACGAAGAAAACTACTAACATAGTTAGACCAAGGAGAATTCATATGGCATTTAAAGTAAGCCCAGGGGTTTCAGTAACAGAGAAGGATTTCACTAGTGTTATCCCTGCTGTCTCTACAACAGTAGCCGCAGGAGTAACCAGAGCAAATTGGGGTCCAGAAGAGCAACGAGTTTTGGTTGCAAACGAAACCGAATTAGTAAACCTATATGGAAAGCCAGACGCGGATAGTTTTGAAAATTGGTTAAATATTGCAAACTACCTCGGTTATGGTGGTTCGTGCATCGTTTCAAGAGCAACAACATCGACATCGATGAACTCTGCTTTTGGTGGATCAGGAACCCATATTAAAAACTCAGAAATCTATGATGCAGGATTTTCTGCCGGTGGTGGTATATACCCCACCGGAGACTCAAAATTCTATGCAAAGTATCCAGGAGATTTAGGAAATAGTCTTCGAATTGCTGTTGTAGAAGGATTAGAGGGAGTTTCAAACGGTACAAGAGCAGATGTTGCTGGAGACAACAGCGGAAACATGCTTTTCATGCACCTCACCGCAGGTGCCACTACAGTTATCGCAACAACCGGCGGTGCAGGTGGACAAACAGGCGCTGTTGCAGGGGATTACATTTACATTGGTAGTGAAACAACACCATACACCGTTACTACTGCCACACACAATCCCGGCGGTGCGCATACTGGTAGTGCATTCACGATTGAGCCAGCCCTAAGAGTGACAAACGCAACTGGTGGTGCTGGATATTGGGAACACAGATATAAGCAATTCGTTTCTAGACCATTCACATCTTCTAACTTGGCAGATGTTGGAGGTACTGGAGATCAATTTAGTATTCTTGTTATCGACGAAGATGGCAAATTTACAGGAAATAAACACGAAGTTGTAGAAGTATACAACGGAGTATCAAAGGCGAAAGATGCCAGAGATGGTGATGGGAACTCGAATTTCTATGTTGATGTAGTCAACAAAAATTCAAAATATGTTGTAGTTGGTGGTTCACTATTATCAACCGTTGGTGGTGGTTCGGGTGCAAACGAAAGCATCAACAACGGAGCAGGTGCAGGTACTACATTCGCAACTATGACAAAGGTGTATTACTCGGGTGCTTCTGGAGCATACGGAACATCATCTTCAGATAGTGAATTCCTTACTTCATACAACCTATTTTCGGATCCAGACACAGTTGATGTTTCACTTATTCTCTCTGGTGCCGCAAGTGCATCCCTCGCAGGAAGCATTGTTGATATTGCAGAAGCAAGAAAAGACTGCGTTGCATTCGTATCTCCTGAGAAGACAGACACTGTTGGAGAAACTACATTAAGCACACAAGTAAGTAATGTTAAGAATTTCCGAAATACTCAACTGAATAGAAATAGTTCTTACGCAGTTTGCGACAGTTGTTGGAAATATCAATATGACCGTCACAACGACCAGTTACGATGGGTTCCTTTAAATGGTGATGTTGCAGGACTCTGTGCAAGAACAGACAATGTAAATGATCCTTGGTTCTCTCCTGCTGGATACAACAGAGGACAAATTCGTGGTGTGGTAAAACTATCCATGAACCCAACTCCAGTTGCACACAGAGATAGTCTGTACATTGACAGCATCAATCCTATTGTTTCATTCCCCGGCGAAGGAACAGTACTCTTTGGTGACAAAACTCTACAGTCTAAGGGAAGTGCATTCGATAGAATCAATGTTAGACGACTCTTCATTGTTATGGAGAAAGCAATTTCCACTGCCGCTAAGTTCCAACTCTTTGAACAGAACGATGCGTTCACAAGAGCCCAGTTCAAGAACATGATTGAACCATTCTTGCGAGACATTCAAGGAAGAAGAGGACTAACGGACTTTAAGGTTGTTTGTGACGAGACTAACAATACTTCTGGAGTTATCGACGCAAACAAATTTGTTGCTGACATTTTTGTAAAACCAACACAATCCATTAACTTTATTCAACTCAATTTTGTTGCTGCCCGTTCTGGTGTAGATTTCAGTGAAATTGCAGGTGGATGACAAAAAGTCTTATAGATATAGTAGGAAATAACAAATGAATCATAAAGCACCAATTAAAAACGACACACTCCTTCGAGAAGCATATGAATCTGGAAGGCAGTCCCTGAATGAACAGGGATATTGGGGCACCCCGTCTGGAGCAAAAGTTAACTTCAATAGACCGGGTGGATTTGATGGAATAGTTTATTGGTTCCCAACTGGCGACCCGGCCGACGGTGGAATGATACACCCAGACTATAAAGGTACACCGGGATATCCTGACTTCACAATGCCTTCTGGTAGAAGTCAGAATCAACAGAAAGACTTTCCCCTACCATACCGCCCAAACAGAAAAGGCGATTCATTTGGAATGCAAGCACCCGTGAACCCTCCAAAGGGTGGGTTCGAATTTCAAAGTATGCCTAGCGGTGGTGGTGTTTCCCCATGATAATCTCAAATCATAACACTAAACAGGAAGAACAAGAATGAACATTAACGATTTTAAAAACAACTTAAAGCAGGGCGGAGTTCGTCCTAACCTATTCCGTGTAAACGGTGCAATCGGACCAGAAGGTACTGATACAGCAACCAGTTTCCTTGTTCGTACTGCCGCACTTCCTGCTTCAAACCTAAGCACAATTTTGGTTCCCTTCCGTGGACGACAACTCAAGTTGCCCGGAAACAGAAGTTTTGATGATTGGACACTTACAATCATCAGTGACAGCGAATTCAATCTTCGAACTAAGTTCGAAAGATGGTTAGAAGCAATCAACTCAACCGTTGGAAATGTTGCAGAACAACCCCACGACTTAACACAAGGAAGTTTCCTTGCAGGTGGACTATTCCCAACATGGAGTGTTGATCAACTAGATAGACAAAATAACCCAATCAAGACATATTCATTCTTCCACTGTTTCCCAACAGCGATTGGTGATATGGCACTTGATTCTGATGCAAGTGACACTCTTTCAGAGTTCACAGTGACAATGAGTTACTCTTACTTCTTAACAAGTGACTCACCTGATGCCAACCTCATTGAATCCGTTGACTTAGGCGGAGTTGGTGAAGTAGGATAATAGGAAACTACAATATGAGGATTTATTATTATGCCAGAGTTATTTGGATTTAACTTCGGGAGAAAGAAACGACCAGAGGATTCACCTCCGACTGCAAAATCTTTCGTGCCCCCAGACTTCGATGATGGTGCAACTCAAGTTGCATCGGGCGCTTTCTATGGTTCATATATTGATTTAGAAGGCGACAAAAAATCTGATACAGGATTTATCAATCACTATAGAATGATGATATTACAACCGGAGGTTGAACTTGCGGTTCAGGATATTATTAATGAAGGTGTTGTGTTTGATGAATATAGAACTCCTGTGAAACTCAATATGGATCACTACGAACAAAGTGATTCAATCAAAGAAAAAATTGATGCAGAATTCAAAGAACTCCTTTCCCTTCTTGATTTTAATAACAGGGGAATTGATATGTTTCGAAAATGGTTTATTGATGGTAGACTTTACTTTCATAAAATCGTAGACGAGAATAACAAAAAAAAGGGAATTATAGAACTTCGTCCAATTGACCCCACACGAATCAAGAAAATTCGTGAAGTCAAAAAAGAAAAAAATAAAGATGGAGTTGAAATTGTAAAATCAGTAAATGAATTTTACATGTATGATAATGCTCCCAAGAATAAAGCACATACACCACAGTTTGTAGAAAAGGGTGTGAAAATTTCTCCCGATGCAATTTCTTATACACCATCCGGTTTGTTTGATGGTTCCAAGAAAATGGTAATCGGATATCTTCACAAAGCCATTCGTCCTCTCAATCAACTAAGAATGATTGAGGACTCTGTTGTTATCTACAGAATCTCCCGTGCGCCAGAACGAAGAGTATTCTATGTTGATGTCGGTAACCTTCCAAAGAATAAAGCCGAACAATACCTCAAGGGATTGATGAATCAATACAGAAACAAACTCGTCTACGATGCAAACACTGGAGAAATTAAAGACGACAAAAAGCACATGAACATGCTTGAAGATTATTGGCTTCCAAGACGAGAAGGTGGTAGAGGAACAGAAATTACTACCCTTGACGGTGGACAGAATCTTGGAGAGATGGAAGATGTAGATTACTTCCAGAAGAAACTCTTCCGTGCTTTGAATGTTCCCATCAGTAGACTGGAAGCCGATAATGGTTTCAACATGGGACGAAGTGCGGAAATTACAAGAGATGAGATTCGATTCTTTAAATTCATTCAGAGACTAAGAGAGAAATTCAGCGACCTGTTCTTAGACTTGCTGAAGACTCAGTTGATTCTCAAGAACATCATCACATCAGATGACTGGAAAGAAATTGCACAGAATGTACATTTCGACTTTGCATCTGACTCATACTTCACAGAACTCAAAGAATCTGAAATCATTAAAGAAAGAATGGAGATTCTAAGAGAAGTAAATGAATACATAGGTAAGTACTATTCCATTGATTGGGTGAGAAAGAACATTCTTAAATTTAATGAAACAGAAATCAAGGATATGGACAAGCAGATTTCGAAAGAAAAGAAAAGTGGACTTTATCAAGAAGATCAAGAAGGAGAATTCTAATGTACCACAACTCACAAGATAATTATCTAAGAGAAGCATACGAAGCCGGACGCCGCAATGCGTTAAACGAGCAAAAAGGAATGGGGATGGGCCCGGCAGGCATGAGCAATGTTCGGCCACCGAAAGGCGGATTCCAAACAAGCATGGGTGGTCAACAGCCGCCAACACCTCCAAGAGACTTTCCCGGATGGTCAGGAAATGCACTTTTGAATATCATCGCCAACAATTACGGACAATCAACTGCACCACCAAACCAGTACTTGAGCCAATTTGATTTTGATGGTGATGGTGTGATTGGTGTAGGTGATTTACTTCATGTTCTTGAGAACTGGGCGGAATACGGAGATGGTGGAACTGGTTGATGAACTACAATAAACTAATAACCGAAGCACAAGACAACAACATCGGAGATATGTACGATACCTTTTCTCATATCTTTGCCGATAAGGTTGTCAATGGCATTGATGCTCGCAGAGCAACCATTGCTTCGAGTTTATTGGAAGATTGTGGTTGTGAAGCATGTCACGCCAAGGGTGCAAAGAGTAAAAAGAAACGCAAACTCGAAGAACTTACTGTTAAAAGTATGGACAAGAAAGCCTCTCTTGATGTTTACAAAAGACTAAAGAAGGGTGATAAAGTTGCAGTCGAATTTGGTAGTGCAATGTCCGCAACTGGCACAAAACCTATTGAATTAGTAGTAACAAGTCCTCATAGAGTCGTTGGAAAATCAAAAGTCGGTAGAATCATTCTCAAGAATCCAAAGAACATGCGAGGAATGAAGTACACTCTCTACAACCGAAACGGTGTTGTTTCTCTTGCACAAGGTGACATGGGTACTATTCTCAAAGACCTCAGAATCATGAATGAATCCGTCCAATTAGATGAATGTTGGGACACCCATGTTCAGCGGGGATATAAGATGAAGGGTGGTAAACGAGTACCAAATTGTGTTCCCAAGAATAAAGTAAAAGAATCCACAATTCCACAATTACAGAAATCAAACGCATCCAAAATGCCAGTTGATATAAATATAAACGGAAATATTATTCATGTAACGCCTGATATTTCCGAAAGTTTAATTAACCTTCACGATGAACTGAATGAAGAAAACCAAGAAAAGATGCGAGCAATGCTCGAAGATTCAAGTTCATTTGTAAAATTAGCAAGATTCGCTCAGGAGAGATAAAATGGCAGATAGAAAAGTAAGACAAATCTTCACAGACATCATGACAGGGAACTTATCCGAAACAAAGGAAGTTCTTGAATCATCTCTTTACGAAAAGATGAACATGTTCATCGAAGGTAAGAAGAAGAAGGCCCTTTATGGTGAACTTGACCCTGTAGGTAAAGAAGATGACGATGTAGACAACGATGGTGATGTAGATTCATCCGACAGTTATCTCAAGAACCGTCGCAAGAAGGTTAAGAAGGCGATGAAAAAAGAAGCGATTGGACCTGGTAACTTCGGGGCTCCACCTCCATACCCATTCTATAATGATCCTGCCAGAAATCAAAGTGTTAACCCCATGCTACCAGATGGAACTTTGCGTCCTAACTGGAAAGTCAGGAGGCACTTGATGAAGTTCAACGAGGCGTCGTTGAAGGAAAATCTTGGAACACCTTGGCAATCAAGGCAAGATGGTTCTCCAATTTACAAACCATTCAAACCATCCAAACCCAAACCAACTACAAAGCCAGAAACTAGTTCTAACGGAAATGTATGGACACTAATTCCAGGCACCAAACCACCAATGTATTCGAATGGACTTGCAGTTGCAGATGCTCTTGGTGTTCAAATGGCAGGTGGAACTATCGCAAAATGAACCTATACGAAAAATACATCTTAGCAGAACAGGGAATGCCCTCGCCAGAAATGATGCAGAAAATGATGGGTGGTGGTGGCCCCGGTGGTCCTGGTGGGCCAGGTGACGCACCCGCTCCCACTATAGATGATAAATTTTTCGATAAAGTTAAAAACTATCCAAAGATAGATGCATTTATTCAGCAAATGCAACAAGGTGCATATTCTGATGCTAAAATTTTAGACGAAATTTACAAAAAGTTTTATCCAGAGTTTGTATACTTCGCAAAAGAATTACTACAAGCAGAAAACAAACCAAAACCAGAAGGCGGCCCAGGCGGCCCAGGCGGCCCTCCCGGAATGCCAGGAGCAGGTGGTCCTGCCGGCGCACCAATGGGAGCAGGGGGATGAAAATGAAACTAATCACAGAAACAACAGAAGACATCAAACTCATCAAAGAAAATGTAGAAGGTGGTCCTGCCAACTACTACATCAGTGGTGTGTTTATGCAAGCAGAACAAAAGAATAGAAATGGTAGAGTATATCCCAAAAATGTTCTCATGAACGAAGTTAAAAACTACAACGAAAACTTCGTAAATGGCAAAAGAGCATTCGGTGAACTGGGACACCCAGAAGGCCCAACAGTCAACTTGGAAAGAGTATCACACATCATCACTGATTTGTATGAAAGCAATAATGATGTAATTGGTAAAGCAAAAATTATGGATACTCCAATGGGTAAGATTGTAAAGAACCTCCTCGATGAAGGCGCACAACTTGGTGTTTCTTCCCGTGGTATGGGCAGTCTCGAAGAAAAAGGTGGAGAGAAAATTGTATCAAAGGACTTCATGCTTGCAGCCGTAGATATTGTTGCAGACCCATCAGCACCAAACGCATTTGTTGATGGTATCATGGAAGGTAAAGAATGGGTGTGGGACAACGGCGTAATCAGAGAATCCTCAATCAACGGTTATAAGAAGAAAATTGAAAAGACACCCCAGAGAATGGTTGATGAAGTGGCACAATGGTGCTTCGCAGATTTCTTATCCAAATTATAAAAAAACATAGATAATAGAAGTACTAGTATCAAAAAGACATAAAAGGAGAGTCTCCAAAATGGCAAACAGTGTAATAAATTCCGCTCGTAATCTAGTAGAAAGAGCAAACCGTGAAACAAATTCTGATTCAATGGTTCATCAAGTAATTTCAGAACTTACTGACATGGGTGCAACTCCACAGTATATTAACGGAGTTATCCAAAGACTTGCTTCATTCGAAACAGAAGATTCACTATCTGAAGCAATCGGTAGAGAACTTTACAAGGCATCACAATTCTCTCTTATGGAAGACGATGAAGAAGATGCAACAGGTAAAGGTTCACAAGATGCTGATGGTAAAGGTGTAAAATTTGCTCGGCCTCACAAAACTGGAAATGCAGCCGCTACTCTTAAGGACAAGAAAAAGGGTAAAAAGTTAAAAGAATACGGCATGAAAGAATATGCAAGCAAGATGGAACATCTTGAAGCACTTTTCAGTGGCGAAGAACTAACAGATTCATTCAAGAGAAAAGCAGCCTCTATCTTTGAAGCAGCCGTCAATGCTCGGGTTGAAGAAATTCAATCAGAACTCGTTCGTCAGTCAAGAGATGTTTTTGTTGAAGAAGTTGCAAATGCAAAGTACAACATGGAAAATAAACTCGACGACTACATGAACTATGTTGTTTCCGAGTGGATGTCCGAGAACGAACTTGCAATCGACAGTGGCATTCAAAACGAAGTTACCGAATCATTCATGACTGGACTTCGTGACCTCTTTGAAAATCACTACATCGAAGTTCCACCATCAAAGGTGGATTTAGTTGATGCACTTACTCATAAGGTTGAACAACTAACTGGTAAGTTGAATGAGAGCATTCAAGAAAATGTACACCTTTCAAATGCAAAGACCGAATCAAACTGCGATGCTATCTTCGAAGCAGCCTGTCATGGACTTGCCGCTACTGAAGTTGAGAAGTTCCGTTCACTCGCAAGAGGAATTGAGTACAACAGCGAAAACGAATTCTCAAACAAACTAGCAACAATCAAGGAAAGTTACTTCAACAGTTCAGCCAGAGGTGTTACTACACTTCTAAACGAATCGTTTGATGAATCAATTCCTTCAAGTGGTGGACCATCAGTCGATGATATGTCCCCTCGTATGAATGCATATTTCAACAGTGTTGGTAGACTTGCCGATAGTGCAGAAAACAACACACAGTCGTAATTTTTAAAATTACTATATAAATAGAACTCAGAGTAAAAAAGACTCACTAAAAAGAAACAAGGAGTAAAACCGGATGAATAATCTCGACACAGCAGCCCAATTCCTAGGCGAGAAATGGAAGCCAATTATTGAGCATCCAAGTCTTCCTGCTATTAAGGATTCTTATAGAAAGAATGTAACAACCGTTCTTCTAGAGAACCAAGAGAAAGCACTACAGGAACAGGCAAACAACATTGTAGGTGGCGGTATGTCACCAGTAGTAGCACTTGGTGGTGGTAGTGAAGGCGAAATCAAAGGTTTCGACCCAATCCTTATCTCACTCGTTCGTCGTGCAATGCCTAACCTAATGGCATACGATATCTGCGGTGTTCAGCCAATGACTGGACCTACCGGACTTATCTTCGCACTTCGTGCTAAGTATGACACCCAAGCAGGAACTGAAGCACTCTTCAATGAACCTGATATGGGATTCGCCGCAGGAACAACTCAAGGTTATACTGCACACGCAGACCTAGTTCCTGGTGACCCACTAGGTACTGGTGCCCAAGGCGCTTCTGGTGCTGGATTCCTCGGTTATGGTGTTTCTGGTGGTATGTCAACATCTACTGCTGAAACTCTTGGACAGCCAGGTACTCAGTTCCCAGAAATGGCATTCAGCATTGAACGAACAGCAGTTGAAGCAAAGACTCGCGCCCTCAAGGCAGAGTACACAACTGAACTCGCTCAGGACCTCAAAGCAGTCCACGGACTTGACGCAGAAACTGAACTTGCTAACATTCTTAGCACCGAAGTTCTCGCAGAAATCAACCGTGAAGTCATCCGTACTATCTACCGAATCGCTAAACTCGGTGCCCAGCAATCAGACCTTTACTACAAGAACAACGGTACTGGTGGTTTGTCTGGTGCAGGTAGCACTTGGACAAATACAGATGTCGGTGGTGTATACGACCTAGACAGAGACTCCGATGGACGATGGAGTGCAGAACGCTTCCGTGGACTACAGTTCCAACTAGAGCGTGAAGCAAACAAGATTGCTAAGGATACTCGTAGAGGTAAGGGTAACTTCGTCATCGTAACTGCCGATGTTGCTTCTGCTCTCGCAATGAGTGGATTCCTACAAATCTCTGGTGGTGAACAAGACATCAAGGAAGTTGATGACACTGGTAACACCTTTGTTGGAACCATCGCTGGTAAGATGAAGGTTTACATCGACCCATACTCAGCAGGTACTAACTATGCTTGTGTCGGTTATAGAGGTTCTTCACCTTACGACGCAGGACTGTTCTACTGCCCATATGTACCACTCCAGATGGTACGCGCCGTTGGTGAGAACGACTTCCAGCCTCGTATCGGGTTCAAGACTCGTTACGGAATGGTAATGAACCCATTCGCTGGACCTAACAACACAATTGCAGACCTTGAACCAACTTCAACAACTGCAATTCGTCAAAACCAATACTTCCGTATCTTCCGTATTGACGGACTACACGGTGGTGCAGTTTCAGGACAAACTCCATGATAAATGGATAATACTGATTGAATTGGGGGAGTCCTTCGGGACTCCCCTTTTTCTTTGTCTAGTTCTTTGTTTTTATAAATAAGGTAACGAACGAATAAATTCTCAAGGAGACAATTATGACCTTTAGCAAACATAACTGGAATCAACTTTCAGAGAGTTCTAAGAGAGAACTCAAAAAACGACAAGCATACGAGCAAGGATATCAAGATGCTCTAAATGAGCAAGCAGGTGTAGGTGGTGGAATGGGAATGTCCACAACAGCACCAAAGATGCCACCATCAGGTGGTGGAATGCCTGGAAGAAAGATGGGAGCGGGTCAATCGGGACAACTTAGAACTGGCATTCGTGTTCCCTATCCACCTGATCAATTGCCGAAGGGCACTACACATGTAGAGATAGATGGAAGTGGAAATGTGTATGCGACTTTCAAATTTGGAGACTCCTACATCACCATGCTTATTGGAACTGGTTATCAGGCAGGACCACCAGCGACTTATATACCCGAGATCGTCGGCTGAGATAGTATTTTGATTAACCAATCATATTCAAACCCAAAAGACTCTCCTTCGGGAGAGTTTTTTTATAAATACAGTAGGAGAACTCTATGACTACAGAACTTCCAGGTTTATCACCAAAGGTATCCGTTGACATCACTCAACGGCAACCGTCGAATACCAACTACATCCAGAACACTGGATTCTTCTTTGGTATTCAAAGACTACCCTCTGTACAGTTTTTCTGCCAAGAGGTAAACCTGCCTGGAATGCAGTTTGGTGAGATTATACAACCAACAAGATTCGTCAATGTGAAACATCCTACATCCAAGATGACATTTGAATCACTAGATGTCAGTTTCATTGTAGACGAAGATTTGGCAAACTGGAGAGAAGTATACGACTGGATGCGTTCTATTGTAAACATAGAAGATGCAACAGAACAAGTTTCTCCGGCAGACCATTATTCTGATGCAACTCTCATTTTACTCAATAGTGCTATGAGGGAGAATGTTCGTGTTAAGTTTAAGCAGTGTTTTCCTACAAACTTAAGTGGACTTAATTTTCTCACAACACCAGCAGAAACCGAACCACAAACAGCAACAATGACACTTACATTCGATTCATACGAAATCGAGAAGGTATAAAACAATGGCAGAAGACTATTCAAATTTTGATTTTGGATTTACCGCAGTAGATGCAGATGAACTAGACGGTGGTTCCGAAAGACTCGCAGAAACACAAGAAGTGGCTTCCGAAGTTGCGTCTGAGGTTTCCTCTGCAATCGTAGAAAAGATAGACGAT